ACGGTGGTGGAGCAGGTGCAAATTACGGTGGTGGAACGGGTGGACCAGGAGTCGTAATATTACGTGCACCAGGAGACACTAATATTTCAGTAGCACCTGGAACAAACTCAGTAGCAACTGATCCTGGTGGCGATAAAATTGCAACATTTACTGTATCAGGAACGGTGACAATAAGTTAAATACTAAGGAGAATAATATGGCACATTTTGCAGAATTAGATGAAAACAACATAGTACTAAGAGTAGTAGTTGTTGGTAATGATGTTAATACATCAGAAGGTCCTTTAGGAGAAAATGATATGCATGTTGATGGTGAAACATGGTGCTCTAAATTTTTTAAAACTGAAACTAATACATGGAAACAAACTTCCTACGATAATAATTTTAGAAAACAATATGCAGGTATAGGTTATACTTATGATGCTGCAAAAAATAAATTTATAAGTCCAAAGCCTCATGATTCATGGGCATTAAATGCTAATGATGATTGGCAAGCGCCAGTAACTTACCCAACAGTTACAGAAGAAGGTGGTGTTAAATACATGATTTCATGGAACGAAAATAATTTAAGATGGACTGCAACAGATAATTCAGATCCAGTAAATAATTTCAATTGGGATGCAACAGCATTAACCTGGAATAATATTTAACTTTACTTTATTTTTTATTTAAGTTATATACGTCCTATAAAGAAATATGAACTTAACAAATTATTATTGGTATTTTAAATCTGCAATTCCAGAACGTATCTGTGATGATATTTCTAAATACGGAAAACAATTGCAAGATCAAATGGCAATCACTGGTGGTTATGGTAATCCAAAAAAATTAAATAAAAAACAAATTATAGATTTAAAAAAGAAAAGAAATTCAGATATTGTTTGGATGAATGATAGGTGGGTTTATAGAGAAATTCAACCTTATATACATCAAGCAAATGAGTCAGCTGGATGGAATTTTAATTGGGATTATTCTGAGTCTTGTCAATTTACAAAATATAAAAAAGGTCAGTATTATGATTGGCATTGCGATAGTTGGCATCAACCTTATCAAAGACAACAAGGTGATCCAACAAATGGTAAAATTAGAAAATTATCTGTAACGGTTACTCTATCAGATCCAAAAAATTATAAAGGTGGGGAACTAGAGTTTGATTTTAGAAATATAGATCCAGATAAAAAACCCAACATTAAAAAATGTACTGAAATATTACCTAAAGGATCGTTGGTTGTGTTTCCTTCTTTTGTATGGCATAGAGTATGTCCAGTTAAAAGTGGTGAAAGAAACAGTTTGGTTATCTGGAACTTAGGATACCCATTTAAATAAAGGAGTGTTAAATGTCGTTTAAGAAAAATAAATATACAGTACTAAAATCAGCTATCTCACCTGAGTTAGCAGAATTTGTTTATCAATATTTTTTAAACAAAAGAAATGTTGCAAGATTTTTATTTGATCAAAAATACTTATCTCCATTTACAGAATATTTTGGTGTATGGAATGATGAACAAGTACCCAATACTTATTCACATTATAGTGACATTGCAATGGAAACTTTATTACAACAAGTTAAACCTGTTATGGAAAAACACACCGGTATTAAGTTAAGTCCTACATATTCCTATGCAAGAATATATAAAAAAGGAGATGTCCTAGCTAGACACAAAGATAGATATTCATGTGAAATATCTACTACGTTAAATCTAGGTGGTGAGTCATGGCCAATTTATTTAGATCCAACAGGTAGGAAAGGACAAGCTGGTATTAAAGTAGAACTTAAACCAGGAGATATGCTAATCTATTCTGGTTGTGATCTAGAACATTGGCGTGAAGAATTTAAAGGTAAGAACTGTGGTCAAGTATTTTTACATTATAACAAATCATCATCTAAAACAGCTAAAGAAAATTACTTAGACAAAAGACCTATGCTAGGAATACCTGCTTGGTTTAAAGGTGTTAAGTTGACAAAAATTAAAAAATAACTTACACTATAAGCTTGTAGGGGGAGATCCACCACACGCTCCCCTTGCTTTAAAATCTGTTGAATTTATCAACAATCTGATATACTACCTAATAAACAGGTTTTTATATGTTACAAAAATTAGGATTTTTACCAGGATTCAATAAACAAGTTACATCTACCGGAGCTGAATCGCAATGGACAGGTGGTACGAACGTACGTTTTAGATACGGCACACCAGAAAAAATAGGTGGTTGGTCTCAATTAGGAGATAGTAAATTAACTGGTGCAGCTCGAGGGTTACATCATATGGTTAATAGAGAAGGTATTAAATACGCAGCTATTGGTACAAATAGAATTTTATATGTGTATTCTGGAGGAGTATACTATGACATACATCCTTTAGTTAATCCATCAGGCACCGCTATTACAAGTGCATTCAGCACAACTAACGGACAATCGACTGTTACTTTATCTTTTTCTTCTGCACACAATTTTGAAGTAGGTGATATTATATTGTTTGGTGATCCATCTACATTTACAGCTATTACAGGTTCTAATTTTTCTTCTACTACTTTTTGTGATAAAAAATTTATGATCACCGGAGTACCTACAACTACAACTTTAGAAATAAATGCTGGTAGTAATGAAACAGGGGCAGGAGCAACTACATCTGGAGCTATAACTTTTTTTCAATACTTTCATGTAGGACCAGCTGAACAAGTTGGAGTTTTTGGTTATGGTATATCTCAATGGGGTGGTACCGTTACAAACCCACAAACAACAACTTTAAATGGTGGTTTAAACGACGATGCAAATGGTACTGGTGGGTCGGGATCTACAATTAATGTAGCAAGCACAACTGGGTTTCCAAGCACGGGAACTAATTTTATACAAGTAGGTACTGAAGAAATATCTTACACAGGAATTACGACTACAAGTTTTACTGGCATTACTAGAGCCGTTAGAGGTTCAACTAGAGCTGCTCACAGCACTGGCGCAACAGTTACTAATTTCAGTGCTTACTCAGCCTGGGGCCAAGCAGCATCGACCACGGATAAAGTTGCAGAACCTGGTATGTGGTCATTAGATAATTTAGGAAGCACACTTATTGCTTTAATATTTAATGGTGAGTGTTTTGAATGGAATGCTGATGCATCTAATGCAACAGCAACAAGAGCAACCATTATATCAGGTGCACCAACAGCGTCACGTGATATGTTAGTATCTACACCTGACCGTCACTTAGTATTTTTTGGAACAGAAACAACTATTGGTGATAAAACTACACAAGACGACATGTTTATAAGATTTTCATCTCAAGAAAATATAAATGACTACACACCTACAGCTGAGAATAGTGCTGGTACACAAAGACTGGCCGCCGGATCACGGATCATGGGTGCTAAACTTGGTAGAAATGCATTATATGTTTGGAGTGATACAGCTTTATTTACTATGCGTTTTGTTGGAACTCCTTTTACTTTTGCGTTTGAACAAGTTGGTACTAACTGTGGATTAATAGGTAAGAACGCTGCTGTTGAAGTTGATGGTGCTGCGTATTGGATGTCTGACAATGGTTTTTTTAGATATACAGGTAAACTAGAATCTATGGACTGTTTAGTAGAAGATTATGTTTATGACAATTTAAATACAACATCTAATCAAATGGTTTATGCCGGTATTAATAACTTGTTTGGTGAAGTAACATGGTTTTATCCAGAAGCGGGCTCAAATGTAAATACACAATCAGTTACATATAGTTATTTAGATTCAACATCTAAACGTCCTATATGGTTTGTAAATGCAAGCCCTTTGTTTATTAGAACTTCATGGCAAGATTCTGCTGTATTTGGATTACCCCATGCAACTCAATATGATGCAGGCACAGATACATCTTTTGATGTAGTTGGTAACACTGAAGGAATTTCATATTACTATGAACATGAAACAGGAGTTAATCAAGTAAGACTAGGAGTAACAACAGCAATTCCAGCTGACATTACATCTGGAGATTATGATATTACACAAAAAGTAATTAGAGGAGCTGCTACTAACATGGCTGATCTTAGAGGAGATGGTGAAAATATTATGAGAGTTAGTAGAATTATACCAGACTTTATATCACAACAAGGAAACTCTATTATACAATTAGATTTAAGAAATTATCTAAATGA